GATTGCTTTGCAGCGGCGCAGATCTACAACATGCTTCGAGACTATAAGGGCCGCGTCACTGTGAAGATTGATGGAATCGCTGCATCGGCAGCATCCGTGATCGCGATGGCCGGTGACCAGGTACTCGTAAGTCCGGTCTCGATGCTCATGATCCATAATCCGTCTACGGTCGCGATGGGGGACCATAACGACATGCAGAAGGCGGCCGAGATGCTCGAGTCTGTGAAGGATTCGATCATTAATGCCTACGCGGTAAAGACGGGGCTTTCTCGAAATAAGCTCTCACAGCTTATGGAAGATGAGACCTGGATGGATGCAAAGATGGCGGTCGAGCTTCACTTTGCAGACGCCATGATCGAGCGAACTAAGAATGAAGGAACGGGCAATGCCCCAAAGGGCACCCTCTTCAAGAGCCGCCGTATGGATGAAGCGGTCACCAATAAGGTGATCGATCATTATAAGAAACCTCCGGTAGAAACACCGGAAAACACGAGGAAGGCAAGCGACTGCTATGAGCGTTTAAACCTTCTTAAAACCATGATGTAAAGGAGATACCAATGATGAATTTAAAGGATTTAATTACAAAGCGTGCCACCGCATGGGAGGCAGCAAAGACCTTCCTTGATGCGCACCAGGGCGAGAATGGCCTCATGTCCAGAGAGGATAGCGAGACCTACGATCGTATGGAGAAGGAGGTGACCGATTATACAAAGGAGATCGAGCGCTTAACTCGTCAGAAGGAGATCGATGACGAGCTTAGTAAGCCGATGGCATCCCCGCTTACGGAGCGCCCGAGTGCGGGAGCTGTGCCGGAGAAGACCGGCCGTGCTTCAGATGCATACCGTAAGGCAGCCCTTCAGGCGATGCGTACCGGCTTCCATCAGGTAAGCGATATCCTGCAGGAGGGCGTCGACACCGATGGTGGTTACCTCGTCCCGGAAGAGTGGGATAAGCGTCTCATTGATGTGCTGAATGAGGAGAACATCATGCGAGGCCTTGCGACAACGATTAAGACCTCCGGTGAGCATAAGATCAACATCGCAGCCACCAAGCCGACCGCGGCCTGGATCGAGGAGGGTGGAGAGCTTCAGTTTACCGATGCAAAGTTCGGTCAGAAGATCCTTGATGCCCATAAGCTTCATGTAGCGATCAAGATTACCGAGGAGCTCCTCTATGACAATGCATTTAACCTTGAGGCGTACATCACCACTCAGTTTGGTAAGGCGCTCGCAAACGCGGAGGAGGATGCATTCCTGAATGGTGATGGTACCGGAAAGCCGGTCGGTCTTTTCCATGAGACGAAGGGCGGCGAGACCGCGATCACTCTCACCGGTACGAAGATCGCAAGCGATGATGTTCTTAACCTCATCTATAAGCTGAAGCGTCCGTACCGCCAGAAGGCATCCTTCATCATGAACGACCAGACCCTTGCGGATCTTCGTAAGCTGAAGGACAACAATGGCGCCTACCTCTGGCAGCCGTCTTACCAGGCCGGAGAGCCGGATAGACTCTGTGGCTATGGCATCCACACGTCTGCGTTTGCACCGACCGTCGAGGCAGGTAAGCCGGTGATGGCGTTTGGCGACTATAGCTACTACAACATCGGTGACCGCGGTAGCCGTTCTTTCCAGCCGCTTCGTGAGCTGTTCGCCGGTAACGGTATGATTGGCTATGTGGCGAAGGAGAGAGTCGATGGTCTCCTTATCCTGCCGGAGGCGGTTCAGGTCATGAAGGCCGGCGCCTAAAGGAAGAAGGTGGAGCGATGCTTAGCTTAGACGAGGTGAAGCAGTATCTACGGGTGGATAGCTCGGATGAGGATGATCTTTTGAAAGGTCTTATTGATTCTGCGGAGTCCCTCGTCTTAGACGTAAGTCGTCGCCCGTATACAGAGGATGCGATCACACCCATTATGAAGGTGGCCGCGATGTACGCGGTCGCCTATTTATATGAGCACCGAGAGGAAGCGGATCATAATGAATTGATGCTTACGCTCCGGGCTCTTTTATTTGGTGTCCGGGAGGCGAAGTTCTGATGGAAGTTTCACTTTTAAACATGCGGATCACAATCGAGAAAAGTTCGGTTGTGACGGATGAAATCGGAAACCATAAGACCGAGTGGGCGGAGTATTTTCGGTGCTTTGCAACGATCAGTAATGAGGGTGGTGAAGAAACAGAAGATGCCGGCGCGACGCGTGATCGTGCGTCTTGTGCCTTCACGGTCCGCTGGTCAAGTGAGACAGCAAGGATTACTCCAACTGGGTATCGCATTCGCATAGCGGATGACCTCTACAATATCCTCCGCGTAGATCATATGAATAATAAACGGAAAGCGCTGAAACTTTGGTGCAGGAAGGTCGATCGATGATGGAGAAGGTGAAGATCGGAGAACTTGCAGATACGATCATGGAAGGACTCGAGGAATATAAAGACCTTGCGACCGATGAAATGAAGAAGTCTGTCAAGAAATCAGGGAAAACCGTAAAGCAGGAAATCGAAAAGAATGCGCCGAAGAGAACCGGGAAGTATAAGAAGAGCTGGGCGGTGAAAACCACGAAAGAGGATGCAAACTCGATTGAGCTCACCGTTCATTCTCGGAACCGGTATCAGCTCGCCCACCTCTTAGAGTTCGGCCATGCAAAGCGTGGTGGCGGAAGAGTACGGGCGATCCCACACATCGCACCCGCAGAAGAAGTCGGTGTGAAGGAGCTGGAAGATGAGATCGAGAGGGCGCTAAGGAAATGATGGTAACAAAGATTTTAGAGGAGCTCGGACTTCCTTTCGCCTACGATCACTTCGCGGAAGGCGAAAGCCCAGAAACACCGTTTATTTGTTATCTTTCCCCTGGTAGCGACAACTTCGCTGCCGATGGAAAGGTCTATTACAAAATAAATGAGTTTCATATCGAGCTATATACGGACTATAAAGATCCGGAACTAGAGGAAAGACTGGAGGACATCCTGGATGGTGCCTCCATTTTTTATGAGAAGTCAGAAACATGGATCGAGAGCGAGAAGCTCTATGAGGTCCTCTACACGTTTGAAATGGAGGCTAATGATGGCTGATAAACCAAATAAGGTAAAGTATAACCTTAAAAACGCACACTACGCGGTGATCACGGTCGGAGAGGATGGCGCCGTAAAGTATGGAACTCCGGTTCCGATGCCAGGTTCCGTATCGCTTTCTCTCGACGCAAATGGCGAGCCGGAAAACTTCTACGCCGATGGTGGTGTGTACTACGTAATCAATAACAATACAGGATACGAGGGCGATCTCGAGCTTGCGCTTATCCCAGAGTCCTTCCGTACAGATATCCTGAAGGAAGAGCTTGATGAGAAGGGCGTGCTCATTGAGAACTCAGAAGTCGAGCTTGGCACCTTTGCCCTTCTTTTTGAGTTTGACGGTGACCAGAAGCATATCCGTCATGTCATGTACAACTGCTCCGCATCCCGCCCGGGTATCGAGGGTAAGACGAATGAGGACAAGAAGGAGGTACAGACCGAGAAACTCACCATCAATGCGGTGCCGCTTCCAAACGGTATGGTGAAGGCGAAGACCGGTAACACCACAGATGCGACGACCTATGCAGATTGGTATAAGGCCGTGTATATGCCGCCGGTAGCAAGTGCTGTAGAAACCCAGTCCGCGAAGGCGACAAAGGCAGTAAAGGAGTAAAGCAATGAGTATGACGAAAAAGATCATGATCGATGGAAAGGAAGTGCCGTTTAAGGCATCGGCGGCGATTCCGAGAATCTACCGCATCAAGTTCCATCGTGATATTTATAAGGACCTTGATACCCTGAGTAAGGCAGTCGGTGACGGGAATGAAGAGAATTCCCATCTCGATATGTTTTCACTTGAGATGTTCGAGAATATCGCCTACATCATGGCGAAGCATGCGGATCCTTCAATCCCGGATACCCCAGAGGAGTGGCTAGATGAATTCTCGACCTTCTCCATCTACCAGGTTCTTCCGGAGATCATCAAGCTCTGGGGCCTTAACGTGGAAACACAGGTTGAGTCTAAAAAAAACTTCATGGAACTGACCGCGAGATGACGACTCCATTATTTCTGCTCCGCTGCGTACAGCTCGG